CTGCATATATATCTATCATACCAGAGTTTATAGACAAGCTTGAACAGTTTGGCTCAATAGAACACTTTCACATAACTAAAGACGAGATACTAAACAAAAAGACTGGAAGCAAAATAATATTCAGAGGTATTAAGACTTCAAGTGGCGACCAAACAGCAAACCTTAAATCATTACAAGGTATTACTACTTGGGTGGTTGATGAAGCTGAAGAACTAACAGACGAGCAGAAGTTTGACACCATAGATTTGTCGGTAAGAGAAAAAGGCTTACAGAACAGAGTTATACTAATACTAAACCCAACAACTAAAGAGCATTTTATATACAAGCGTTTCTTTGAGGACAGAGGGGTACAAGAGGGAAGCAATATAACCAAAGACAACACAACCTATATACACACCACATACATAGACAACATAGACAACTTATCTAAAAGCTACATAGACCAAATAGCACAGATGCGTGAACGTAGACCAGAGAAGTATAAACAACAAATGTTAGGTGCGTGGTTAAACAAAGCAGAGGGGGTTATATTCAGCAACTGGACAATAGGAGAGTTTAAAAGATACAGCGTAAGTGTGTGGGGTCAAGATTACGGATTTGCAGCAGACCCAAGTACACTTGTTGAGGTAAACATAAACACAAGCACAAAGACAATATATTTAAAAGAGTGCTTTTACTTACCAAGACTAACAACATCACAAATAGCAGACCTTAACTTAAAACACGCAAAGGATGGTTTAATAGTAGGGGATAGTGCAGAGCCAAGACTACTTAACGAACTAAAAGCAAAAGGGTGTATGGTAAAGCCATCAATTAAAGGACAAGGTAGTGTAACGTATGGTATAAGCCTATTACAAGACTATGACCTTGTTATAAGCCCAGACAGCACAAACCTAATTAAAGAACTAAACAACTACTGCTGGTTAGAACGCAAGAGCAACACACCAATAGACAAGTACAATCACTTAATAGATGCCATTAGGTATGCAGTAGGCTATCAACTACAAAATCCAAATAGAGGTAAATACGCAGTACATTAACCACTAAAATAATTTCAAAACGTTTATATATTAGTATGAAAGTTAATTTAACTATACCAACAACACTTAACGAGATAACTTTAGGGCAGTACCAAGAGTATGCTAAATTAGCTGATTTAAGCGAAACAGACTTACAACTAAAGACCATTGAGATATTCTGCAACGTGCCAGAGTTAGTGGTTAGAAATATGAAAGCCACAGACATAGTAGAGATATGCAGTATTATAAATGGTATGTTTGACACAAAGCACCAGCTTATAAGTATGTTTAAAATGAATGGTGTTGAGTATGGGTTTATACCAAGCCTTGAAGATATGTCATTTGGCGAGTATGTAGACCTTGATACTTTCATTGGGGACAACGATAATCTGCACAGAGCAGTAAACGTACTATACAGACCCATAGAACACAGAAGCGGAAGCAGATACACCATAAAAGACTACGAGCCTAACAATAGCGAGTTGGCAAAAGATATGCCTTTAGATGCTGTACTTGGTGCGGTGGTTTTTTTTTACAATTTAGGCAAGGACTTATCGATAGCTATGCTGAACTCTTTGGACAAGAAGAACGAGGAGATTTTAGCGCAGTATCTAACTTCACAGCCAAATGGGGGTGGTACAACTCAATCTATGGGTTATCTAACGGAGATATTACAAAATTTGAACATATCACTAAATTAGGTGTACACGAGTGCTTAACATACTTAACATACACAAAAGAGAAAAACGAAATAGAAGCAAGACAAATAAAAAGTAAATTCAAATAGAAAATGAGCCAGACTGGAATAAGAGGTTTTTACCTACTAACAGAAACAATAAAAGACCAACTACTTGGCGATGTAAATGTAAACACAGTTACAACTGGCGATATATACGACATTGATTTAGCAAAGCAATCTATATTCCCATTAAGCCACATTATAATAAACAACGTTACAACACAAGAGCAAACCCTTACGTTTAACATTAGTGTATTAGCAATGGACATAGTAGACGAAAGCAAAGAACCTACTACAGACGTATTTAGAGGAAACAACAACGAACAAGATATATTAAACACACAATTAGCAGTATTAAACAAGTTAGTAATGGTATTAAGAAAAGGTACGCTATATAGCGACCAATACCAATTAGATGGCGATGCAACCCTTGAGCCTTTTTACGAAAGGTTTGATAATCGTTTAGCTGGGTGGAGTGCTACGTTTAATGTGTTTGTTAAGAATGATATTACAATATGTTAGCAGATAAGTATTTAAGGGATGAACTTAATAAGTTTGCTAAATACGTTATACAGCAAAGTAGAAGCAACTTAACTAAAGGCAAAAAGAACGCTTCTAAAGAACTTTATAACAGTCTTGGGTATGACATAACACAAAAAGGTTCAACTACGTCTATGGGCTTTAAAATGGCTGATTATGGTACGTTTCAAGACAGAGGGGTAAGCGGTAAAGAAAAGAAATACAATACACCTTATTCCTATACAACTAAAATGCCACCAAGAAAAGCATTTGACAAGTGGATAGTTAGAAAGGGTATAGCACCAAGAGGCAAAGGCGGTAAGTTTTTAAGCAGACAAAGTTTACAATACTTAATAGCAAGAGCGATATATAAAAAAGGAATAAAGCCAAGTTTGTTTTTTACTAAACCATTTGAAGCAGCGTTTAAGCGTTTACCAGATGATTTAGTACAAGCATACTCAATAGGATTAGAGAAACAAATACAAGTAAACATAAACAAGAAATGAGCAAGATAAACGCAAGAAGCCCATATTATATTACTATCGGTGTAAACCCAACAGTAACAAATCTTACGCAAGTAGATATGGAGCTGTATGTATATACTGGAACGCAAACAACAGACAGAACTAATTTGTTTACGCTTACATCTTTTGCAATAAGCAATGTAGTAACGTTTGAGATTAGCGAAATAGTAAGAGATTATATACTTAATACTTTTGATGGGGATTACGCAACTGACAATGTATGGGTAGATTATAGAACTACAAGCTATATACAAGGCTCTGCACAAACTCCTTCTGCTTATACACAATTAACTGGCTTTGATGGTTATGGCTTTTATGAGGATGGTGCGCAAAATCAAACAACATCAATAAACAATCAAGGGCTATTGCAGTCAAACACAAAGGTTGTAAAGTTAGACGATGCGCCAGCAGTAATACCAGTTGATACATCAATAACAACACAAGTAACTTACGAACTTAACGGAGAATTAGTATACACTAAAGCTGTAACAAGTAGCAATGAAAACGATGAGCAAGTTGAGTACGTTACAAACACTATAAATGGTTCTGATGAGTTTGAGGATAGAGTTATACAAGATGGCGGTACGTTTGAGGGTAGCTCTTGTTTAGAGCAGTTTGCTAATGAGTTTACTTTATTTGACTTTGACACGATTTATGTAGACACTACTGCTGGGGTAACAAAGCTAACAGTAGACAACATAGAGGAGTGCAAGTATGACCCTTATAAAATAACGTTCGTGAATAAGTTTGGCGCATTACAAGACCTATGGTTTTTCAAAAGAACTAACGAGGTGCTAACTACTAAAACAGAAAAGTTTAAGCGTAATATAGTTGTAGGTGGCTCATACGATACAAGCAGACATCAACAAAAGATACTTACTAAAAACGGAAGCGAGAAGCTAACGCTAAATACTGGTTTTTATCCAGAGGAATACAACGAGGTATTTAAGCAGATGCAGTTAAGCGAAGATTGTTGGATTGAGATAAACTCACAAACACTACCTATAAACGTAAGCAGTAGCAGTCTAAACTATAAAACACACTTAAACGACAAACTAATAAACTACACAATAGAGATAGACTTTGCTTTTGACACTATTAACAACATACGATAGATGCAGATAATAGAACTATACATAAAAGGGTATAATAGATTAGAGGGCGGTATTACTGGGTTTGCGTCTAATAAACTTGTAGACAATACTGGTGTGTTTAATACAAGCGTAAGTGTAGGAGATATTGTCACTAACAAAAGAACACATCTAACCGCATCAATTACAGCTATTGATAGCGATACGCAGTTAAGCCTTTCTGCTGATTTATTTACAAGCCCTAATACAGACCAATACATAATTGAAAGCGATTACTTTAGAGCAGACTTGTTTGAGGATGAGAGCATAACTATAACAGATACCTTACTAAATCTTAAAGACATAGGCAAAGTATTTACTCCTTTCAGTCAGCAGTTTAATCTACCAGCTTCTAAAACCAATAACAAACTATTTAGACATTACGAGAAACAAAATGTACTTAACAGTTTTGATGCACGATTTAAACACGATGCGGTTATAAAGCTAAACGGAATAGACTACAAAAAAGGTAAGATACAGTTTAAAAGCGTAACATTAAAAGACAACAAAGCACACGCATATAAAGTAGTATTCTTTGGCGATGCAGTAGTATTAAAAGAAATTATAGGAGATACAACTTTACAAGGCTTGAAATATGATGGCGCTTATAATTTTACATATAATGAAACTAACATAGTAAACTTCTTATCTGCTGGTTTAAGCTCATTAATTTCTAATTATGGAAGCGACGATATAATAGTGCCTAATATACACCACAGTAAAAATATGCGTTATTCTACTTCTAATGGTTACAAGGATAGCATCACAGATACTGGTCTTGTTTATACTGACTTAAAACCAGCTATAAGATTAAGAGCTATTATAGAAGCAATAGAGAGAACATATCCAGAGTTAAGTTTTACTGGGTTTTTTAACACCTTTGATTTCTCAAAATTTTATATGTGGATGCACAAAAATGAGGGTTATGTAACTAATGCAGATGAAGGTGGTGGTGTAAACATTTCTGTAAACAGATTTAGAAACCAAGATGATGATGACCCAACATATACTTATACTTCTGGCTCTATTTCCGATGTAAGAACTTTATATTTCTTACCTTATTTTACGAACGGTATTATTAATAAATACTTTGTTACGCTATCTATAACAACATCAACTCCAGAAAATTATATTGTAAGAATTAAAAGCGGAAGGACTGGAGATTTGATTAAGTCTAGAGAATATCAAAGCCAAAGCGGAACAGTTAATATTGAACAAGCATTTTTTAATTTTCAAGCTTTTGATATTAGTACAAGTCTAGGTTATAATACCGATTTATTAGATATTGTTGTTGAAGTTGAAAGCGAGAATACAATTACAATGACGCAAAATCTTGAGGTTAGACTAGAAACAAATAGTGTAACCCAATGGACTGCTAACTATACACCTACTAACCAAGATGTAGAAAATACTTTCGAGATAAAAAAACAAATGCCAGAAATGAAAGTAATGGACTTCTTAAGCGGATTGTTTAAGATGTTTAATTTACTTGTTTATAAAGATGGCGATAATATAAATGTAGAGTTAGCAAAAGTATATTATCAAAACGAAAATAGCTACGACATTACAAAGTATGTAGATATGGAAAAGGCAACAGTAGATAGGCTTTTTCAATACAAGAAAATGGACTTTAAATTTAAAAGCAAAGAAAGTTTCCTTGTTCAGTTTTCAGACGAGATACAAACAGTACCATTTGCAGAAGAAGATGCTGGAGATAATAAATTTGATGGCGGTAATTATAAAGTAGAATTGCCATTTGAAAAGATGATGTATGAAAGGCTAACAGACACAGATGACGATAGTTTAACTCTTATAGGTCAAGGTGCGTTTTTAAATAAACAGTTTGAGCCTACTATTGGAGAGCCTCTAATATTTGCAAGTGTACTTAATAGTAACGGAAACGATGAATTAACAATAGGTAGTCTTACACCACAACAATATAGAAGACCAAGCAACGTTACTTCACTTGGTTCTTGGGGTTATGGTCAGCGATTACAAATGAACTTTGGTTTAGAAGCTGATGAATATCTTGGAGAAATACCAAGTAATTCTACTAACCTATTTGAAGACGGTTATTATGATTATGTGCAGACAATGTTTGACCCAGCTTCAAGGTTGTTTAAATACACCGCATACTTACCCTTAAGCATATTACTAAAGTTACAATTAAAAGACAAATTAGTAATAGCAAATAACGCTTATAGAATAAACAGTATAAAGACAAATCTACTAACCAATAAAACAGAATTAGAACTATATAACAGACAAGAGTTTGTAAGTCAAATAAACAACAGTCAATTTGCTTATTTAGATAGGGTTGCTCAAGTTACATCTCCATCAAAATCTTCAACATTTATCAACATATCTTGGACTGCGGTTACTGGTGCAGTTGGCTATGATGTTATTTTAAATGGTGGAGTATTTGTAACAACTTTAGGCAATGGTATAAAGATATTACCTTTAGAGCCTAGCACAACATACAATATAGGAGTAAGAGCAAAATACGACATAGATGGAAACGATGCTTACTCTTTTGACACGAGTATAATAGTAACAACAGACCCACCACCATTTGCACTTGCAGAGGATGCAGATACATTAATAACAGAGGTAGGAGATACAATAATATTAGAATAATGATAAAACTAATTTTAGACAGCTTAAAATACGCAAACGGAGAAACAGAAAACATCCGTATAGCACAAGGTAAACACAAAC